GTGATCCTCCCTGATACTCAGAGCGCGATCAGATCGGCGCTCACCTCTCTAGCTTTAGAGGTGCCACCTGAGATCATCATGAGTGAGCTCGAGGAGCGCTTGAGGCGTTCAGAGGGTCGGCAGCTCACAGAGGTCAAAACAAGCATCAGTCAATATGGTAGGTCAATCACTGCTGCAGCTGCGGCGGCGGCTGACCTCGACCACTATCTATACACAGGCCCACTGGATGGGGTGACACGCGGATTCTGCAAGGCGCTCGTTGACAAGGTCGTGACGAGTGAGCAGATGCGTAAGCTCAATAATGGGCAAGGGCTCAACGTCATGACATCATGTGGTGGCTATAACTGCCGCCACACTTGGAGCCCAGTGAGTGAGGGTTTCATCGAGTCAGCCAAGCTAGACCTAGCCACAACAGCAGACATCACTAGAGCTAACGCAAGGGGCAGACGATGAGAAAAGCAGTGACAGGTGAGGCCGTTCATTTCGTTTGGCATCCTCGCTCACCTCATGCGGGTGATGCTGAGCTGACTGTTGGATTCAGCACACCATACACAAGCGCGCTCGCGTCGCTCAGAGATGATGTGTCTGTGAGCGCTGTCGCTGATGACAGGCGCACACTCACGCTCACCACTAGCGTCAGCACTACGCTCGAGCGCGATGAGGTCAGGGCTTTCCTACGCACCACTAGAGACACCTACTATGCAGTCAAGGTGACTCGGCTAGGTGGCACCACTGCGATCTTGGCTGAGCCTCTACCGCGTGAGCTCGACCTGACCACAGCGGCCACGCTCAACTTCGCCTCTGCTTATGTGGACATACCGAGCGCCAACGCTGTCACAGGTAGCTATCCATACACGCTCACCTACACCGATAACCTAGGCTCAGCGCAGACAGAGAGCGGCATACTCAAGGTAACCCCTAGGCCGTTCCACACTGGGCTCGATCATGATCAGCTCGTTGATCGATTCCCACAGCTCGCTGACATGGTGCCACGCAGACAGAGCGACCTAGAGCCACAGGTCAGCGCGGCGCTCGAGGAGATCATTCTAGCAGTGCGCGACCACGTCCTAGCAGATGGGGCCACTGAGGATGACGTGTTCAACCAGGGTTCATTTGTCAGCGCTCACGCCTACTGCTCAGCGGCTCTAGTCTATGAGGCAACCCTACAACTTGAGGTGGCGAGCGCGATGAGAGAGCGGTGTCAGGAGCTGCTTGATGTGGCGCTCAGATCAGTCACGCTTGACCTTGATGGTGATGGTGAGATTGATGAGGGTGAGAGCAATCTGAGGCGGTCGGGTGGTAGCGCGTCAGACTTCCGCGCATCGTGGAGGAGCTACAGCAAGACAGCCAACGACAGCCGCTTCACGCCGGCTAGAGGGATGCGCCACTAATGTCAGGCTATGGCAAGGTGACCCTCAACCTCAATCTGCCTGAGGAGCTATGGACAGCCAAGGACTCAGCGCGCTTGGCTGCTGACACCCTCGCCGCTATCAAGCTGAGGACAACCAAGGGCTTGGATGCGAGCGGTCAGCCGTTCGATGGCTACAGTGAGGAGCCCATCTATGTGTCTAAGCGTGGCGCTCGACTCAAGCCCAAGGGTGGGCGCAAGACCAAGGGCGGTCGCTCTGTCTATTATGAGGGCGGCTATCGTGAGTACAAGAACAAGTCGCGGCGTCGCTCCAAGCTCGCTGGCACTGCTGAGGTTGACTTAGTGCTCAGCGGCAACATGATGAACAACCTAGTGGTCAAGGGCGCTACAGCTCAAGGGTTCACCATCGGGCTCACTCAACACGCTGGCTATGGGTACTACGTCAACCAAGAGCGCGAGTTCCTGGGGCTATCTCCTGATGATGTGGAGATGGTCGTAGAGGCGGCGCGGCGCAACTTAGAGAAGAAGATCAAATGAGCCAAGGCATCGCGGCGGCGCTGACGCATCTTGAAGATAAGCTCATGGGGATCGCGCCCAAGCGTGACACTCATCACGGCTTCGTCGCTCATGGTCGAGCGGGGGGCATGACAACACCTCTCTCTCAGCGCTCACACTCGACCCGCTACTTCACGCTCGAGGTGAGCGGATTCACTGAGGACGATGGAGCGGCGGGGCTCAGTGGCAGACGCCGCGCTACCATTAATCTCAACGTGCGCTATGACGTGCCACAAGATCAGCTCTATCTACAGCGCATGATCGCAGAGGACGCTGAGAGCCTATTGGTCAAGCTCAAGGGGCCAGACTATGACCTCGCTACCACAGGCATCGTATCGGTCATACCACAGTCACCATCGGTCGAGCCCATCGACCCCACCAACGATCAGGGCGGCGCGGTGCTGCTGACTCTCCCATTCACTCTACTCTATTTGGAGGCTTAACGTGACTGTAACTCATCGGTCAATCAGCGTGGCTAAAGAGACTCTATTTGGTTCTCTCTCTACCACCACTGGACTCCCTGACAACTCAGGACTCACTTATGTTTCAATCCCTTGCGAGCGCGACCCCATCGTGATCCCAGGTGAGGTGGTAGCGTCAGAGCGTAACGATGCTCGCGATGGCTCTTACTTCGTACCCCCTGAGCCTGACACAGTGTGGAGCTCAGGCAGTCGCGTCCGACGCCGCACAGGTCAAGTGGTGGTCAGGGTCGACCTCACCACCATCGGCTCAGGCGCTGACACATACGCCTCAAACTACCTCGGTCATCTCCTCGGTGCGGGGCTCAAGAATCAGCTCCCATCAATCGTGGATGGTGACGCAGCCACAGCTGTTGGAGACGTGAACACGTTCACACCAACCACAGGCTATGCAGCTGCTGACGTTGGGTGCCTCATCGGTGCTGAGCTCAATGGTCGCTCTGAGTACAGCGCGGTAACTGACAACGACGTGAGTGGTGATGTCACTGTATCCCCAGCGTTCAGCTCAGGCTTCACAGGTACACCGACACTCTACAGCCTCGCTACTTGGTACGTTCCAAGCCGTACTCAAACAGGCACTAGAGCGCACTCTCTCAGCTTCCGAATCGATGGTGTCAACTACCGCTCATACGCTTATGGCTGTGTGCTCGAGAGCCTAGCCATCAGCCTAGATAACGGTCGACTCATGGGTGAGTTCACCTATCAGGCGGCGCTGATTCAGGATGATCACGGCAACGCATCAGGGCCGATTGAGCCTGTATACAACGCGGGCTCACCTCCGTTTTTCAGGGGCTCTTATGTGGTGCTCAGTGATGACTCACCCGCTAGTCTCAGCAACGGCACAGTGGGCGAGACACTTGGACGCATCGCGCTAGACGTTGAGGACTTCAGCGTAACGCTCACCAACACTCTCACGCCGCTTGGTCACAGCAACTCAATCCTAGCGATGAGTGACATGGACATTAGCGACGTGAGCGTTGAGGTCAGCCTCACTGTGTCGAGCGTCAACACTGACATCGCTGATGACTACTTCAACCGCAAGGTCAGACAGCTCGTCATTGGCACAGGCCCTATCGGTGATGGCAAGGGGTGCGCCATCATGCTCCCAGCTGCACAGCTCACCGCTGACCCGAGCGCCTACGATGTGAGCGGTAATGACATCGTTCGTCAGCAGCTCACATATCAGCAGAGTCGTTACGCTGGTGACTTCACAACGGCGGCCGACAACGCTGGCAACTCACCATTCAGGCTCGGGCTCGGGGTGTAACAGATGGCGCTCTCATTCTTGACCAACGCTGACCACACGATTGATGTGGTGATCACTTGTGACCCTGAGGTTGAGGCTGACGCCGCTCAACGCTCGGCCTATGTGCAGAGCGGTGACCTCAGTGAGCTTGGCTCTGTTGGGGATCAAGCCACGCGCTTCACCCTCAAGGCACTGAGCCCCAGTGAGCGTGAGGACGCAGAGGTGAGAGCGGGAGCGCTTCGACGCTCAGAGCTCGGGCGGCTCCTGTGGAGTGAAGCCCCCTCTGACTCTTCGGAGCGCGCACGATGGCACCACGCTCTAAGCGATGATGAGCGTGAGGCCATGAGCCAATACAACGCATATATCAGCCGCGTCTACATCGAGATGTTGAGAGCGTCGCTTCAGTCGATTGATGGTGAGGCGGCGAGCGTTGAACAGCTCGAGCTGATCAGACCTGACACCCACAGGACAGAGGCGATCTCTGAGTTGGTGCTGCACGTTCAGCGCATCAGCCTATTGGGTGACTCGGGAAAATAGGGCTCGCGGCTTCGGTGTGGCTGAGTCACGCTAGGGGTCGCGCTTGGCGCTGTGACCAATGCAGAACCAACCCCAAGCTCAGAGCTCAGCGTGGCTCATGTGGGGGCCCATTCCAAAAGGGGCTGCCTCAATCTCAGGAGGATGAGCGCGGTGTGTTCGTGCCTGGCTATCGTGTAGCGCCTGACAGCGGTGAGGCGTTCAGCGAGCTAGAGGTCAGGTCTTGTCCTGTCGCGGCATCGAATCAGATGGCGTCTCTGATCACAGCCTACCGACGCCACAAGGCTGATCTCTTCCCGATCAGTGGCACCTATCCAAACCCTACTTGTGCTATAGTTGACGCGCTCGACGTGATCCATAATCACTCCGAGCTAGCTCAACTCAGGGCTCAAGAGAGAGCTCAGAAAGAAGCGGGTCATGGCTACTAACGAGATCGAGATTGAAGTTGTCCTCAATTCCAAGGACGCCGAGAAAGGGCTAGCCTCCATTGAGGAGGGAACTGAGGCACTGGGCGAGACGTTCGAGGGAGTTGGTAAAAGCATCTCTGCTATGGGCGGCGAGATCAACGGCAGGATGGGGGAGGTGGGCGAGACGTTTGGCGGCGTGGCTGCTGCTGTGTCGGGGCTTAGTGATGCTGCTAGGAGTTCACAAGGTTCATTCCTCGCGCTCATCGGCCCGATTGGGTTAGTCACTGTCGCGCTCGTTGAGGCCTACAGAGCGCTTGAGGATTTCTTCGGCGTCTCTCGAGATAGAGAGATTAAGCTCAAAGCCTATGAGATAGCGATGGGCGAATTGACCATAGCTCTCGAGGAGTTAGCCACTGCTCAGGTCACGCTAACAGAGGCAGAGATTGAGGATCTTCGTGTCATCGCACAGAGTGCCAAGGAGAAGATTGAAGAAGCGCAGCTCATCAGGGAGTCAACCACTGCGATCCAAGAGCAGATAATAAACATTGAGAGACGCCGTGACGCTTACATCGAGGAGATGGCGGCGATCAAGGGCAGCATGAGTGGGGCTCTGCAAACAGGGTTAATGTTCTCCAGGGGCATGGCAGAGCTTCAAATGAGATGGACGCTCGATAGGGATGCTGAGAAGCTGGCGGTGCTTCAGGAGAAGATCAATAAGGAGAATGCTCGAGCCAACAAGCTCGCGCAACAAGGACAGCGTGAGTTCGCTCAGTTTGAGGCTGCTAAAGAAGAGAAGCTAAAGCGGAGCCCGAAAGCGATCAAGGAGCGCGCCAAGACTGAAGCCATGATGATGACAGATGCGCGCATCAAAGAGCTTCAGGCGCAAGAGCAGACAGAGCAGACCAAGACAGAAATCGCCAAGCTTGAGGCCCAGCGCAGATACCGCGAGTTGTCTGAACTCGAGGACATCAATCAAGACGTAGTTGACCGCGCAGTGATCGCTGAGCACAAGGCGCTACAGCATCGACTCAAGCAGATCGCTGAGGAGGAGCGCAAGGCGCAGAGGCTCAAGGATAAGCAAGCCGCAGCTCTGCGAAAGATGGCAACAGCCAAGCGACTGGCAGAAGAACGACAGACTCAATCAGAGCTAGCGCGCATCAGACGCGCCGAGATTGAGAACCAACGCTTGTTGGGTGGTGACCGCTTCGAGGTGCTGCAAGCTCAGCTCGACATGGAGCTCTCTCTTGTTGGTGATAACGAGAGGGCGCAAGAGGCGATCCGTTTGGAGTACGCCAATAAGCGGATCGTGCTTGAGCAAGAGCTTGAGCGCAAGCGCCAAGAGCGTGAGCGCAAGGCTGCAGAGGATGCGCGCCGCTTAGCAGAGGAGGAACAACGCCGAGCGGATCAGCGCCGAGCGTTCATCATGGAGAGCATGGAGTTTGATCTGGAGATGCAGAGCGAGAGCATCGACAAAGAGCTCGCTCTACTCGAACTCAAGTATCAGCGCG